GACAATGGATGGAGGTTGAAATATAACGACTAATGGCTAATTTACAAGATATAGTAAACAGAAGTGAAGTAGGCGCAATCAAGCCTTGGACTAAAACAACAGCTCCTGATGGATACTTGTTATGTAATGGTGCTGCTGTATCAAGAACAACATATGCAGATTTATTTGCTGTAATTTCTACAACCTACGGATCTGGCGATGGTTCTACAACTTTTAACGTTCCTCAGTTACAAGGTAAAATGCCACAAGGTTATGATGGTAATACATATAACTTAGCAGGTACTGGCGGTGCAAATACTGTTACCGTTGCGGTGACAAACAACCAAGCGGCTACGAACGCTTCAAACCAATCTGTAACTATTACAGGAAGTATTGATAATACGTCTTTAACAGTAGCTCAAACAGCATCACATGATCACCAATTTGTTTGTCAAGCACCAACAGGTTCACCACAGAGAGAATCTCAAGCATTCTCGGCTCCGCTCGTTAACGAAGCTAACTATCGAGCAAATGGACCTTTTCAGTATGCTACAGTGAGTAGTGAAACTAACAATAGATTTTTTACACTTAGTGGTTCTGGAACAGGTCACACACACTCTCATACTTTATCTGGAACATTAACAGGGAATATTACTACAAGTTTAACAGGAACTGTCACAGCGGCAGGGACTAATTCATTCTCGCCTTTTGTGGTGGTTAACTATATTATAAAACATTAGGAGATATTAATGGCAACACAAATTATAATATTACCTGGCGAAAGCATTACAGTTGATCAAGAATATAGAATAGACTGGGCGGATAAAGGAAATTCTATGCCTTCTTTACCTAACACAATTCATTGTGTTTTGTGGAATAACTTACCAGGTCAAAACGAAATACAAAGTAAAGATCCTGCCACAGGTAATATGACAGGTAATACAAATCTAAATGCTACAAGTGATGCTGTGGGATCAACAACTGTTGCTGCTTTACTTACATGGGCAGAAACTAGAAGAGGGCAGATTTCAACTGCAATGACAGCTTATCATACTGCTGTCAAGGATGATGAAGCTAATGGCACAACTAACGCTGAAGGTAAAACCTGGATAGATTACGACTCTAATTATTCTTAATTTTCTTCTTTTAAATCTTTATAAGGTCCTTTTAAATCAACATAGTGAATAAATAATTGATGATGCCAATATTCTTTTGGTTGATTAAAAACAGGTCTCCAGTGAGGTATTTCACAACCTTTATATATAACACCATCTCCCGATTCTATTAAAATAGGAGTATCTCCCATACACAAAGGCCATTTATAATTAGGATCTTGATAAAAATATTTTAGGGTTATAGACGCACTTATTTCACATGCCTTTCTATCTGTGTGTTTTTCAAGTTTAGCGCCACCAAGATAAATTCTGTTATAAGAATATATTGGTTTTAATTTTAAATTTGTTTCTTTTTCCATGATAGGAAGTAAATAATGAATAAGATGACTGTAAATTTCAGAGTCTTTGGAATGATTAGCAGACGAAAGAGGAACCTGTGCATCACCTTGAGTAAAATTTTTTAAACTAAAAGAAGTTAAGAATTCAACCATATCAAGTGAAAGCATGTTTTTAACATGCTTGTATTTTTTTTCATTTAACGAATTCATTTTATTTAAAATTTTTTTTCTTCCAAAACATAGATTTATATCTATCTACCCATTTACTTACTATAAAATTATTAGTTTTATTGTGTAGTTTTTCCATATAAAAACCTGACCACATTTTAAATGATTCACGTTTAAAGGGAATTACCTGAACCATAGGCTCACCTTTTTTAATTAAAAATTGTTTATCTCTTTTCTTTAAAATAAAAGGAAAATTAATTTCACTGATGTAAGTATCTGTATCTACAACTCCTTCAATAATTTTAAATCTTTCTTCAAGTCTATTCATTGGATGTATAAACAAACAACTATATCCTGGAGGAGTTTTAATTAACCATTTGTTTCCAAACTTACCTGCATTTTTTCCTGTAGTTTTATGCCATTTTTCTGGTAATTGAGCTTGATCGTGATAACCAAAATTATTAGGTTGTTTGTTTGCTGGAGTTACAATAAAATCATTTTCAACAGGATCAACTAAATAATCTTGATCAAAAGGTATTATATACCCCATCGACATGGCATCTAAAAAAGGCATACATGTTTTAACTGTTGGTGCATGTAAATCGCCATTTTTATGTCTCTCTAATTTTTTATATTCATCGGGAATAAATCTTGAAGCTGGTTGAGGATGTGGCCATACATCAACCATACTTGCATCCGTAGCGCAAAAAGTAATTTTTGTATCAAACATTAGTTTTTTCTATAAAATTAAAAGACATCGATCTTCTCACGTCTGTGTCTTTTACTGTTTTGAAAGGCATTACTAAATGAGTATGACATGCTTCAAAAATATAAAAATTACCAACTTCGGGCATAATCCACTGTCCACCATCCACATTTGTACCTTGAAAAAATATTTGACCGTCTCTAAATCTATGTGCGTCTTTTTTTAAATCGTTAACAAAATGCGGTATTTTAAGAAACAAGACGGTAGACCATCCTTGATTATTATGATGTGTATGAGGAGGATTATATTCCCCTGCTTTCATATCATTGATCCAACAACTTATTATTTCTAAGTTTATCTTGTACTGATCAAAATTAGGTGCTTCGTAGTGAGAATTGTAAAAAGCTTTACAAGAGTTAATGTAATCACTCATACACTCTGTTATTGATTTATATATATCACATTTTTCAATTATAGACGTAAAGTCTAATTCAGAGTCTAAACGACCAGCAAGTCTATTTCCAAATGAATTTAATTTGTCTTTTTCTTTTTCATAAACAGTGTTTAATTGATAAACTTCATTCAATGGAAGTTGATACTCTTTAATGACTTTTCCAAAAACTAATGATCTATTATTAATATTCATTCTTTTTTCTGTCTCTTTCATAACATGAATTACCTGTCAAGAAAACAATTTAAAAAGATTTCTTGAAATATTATATACACATGTTTAAATTAGATCTCACCCAAAAATTA